TTTGGTCTTTAGAAAAAAGATAGTAGCGGTGGAGTTGCCCTCCTTTATCTGCTTGTGCAGTTGGCTCTCTGCAAAGTCAATGGCTACGTCTGATAGTTCATCGACTGCTGCTTTGTATTCTTTGTCCTCTTGCAACCACAGGTAGTGAGTCGTGCGGCCTACGCCCACCGCCTTAGCTGCTGATGTAACTACGCCTAAGGATTTCTCCAACGCATCAAGCATTGCCTTTTTATGTTGTTCCGTTTTGTCCATTTGTTCTATGCTTTAGTGCGGGGGTCTATATTGCTTGCTCGCTTTTTAGCCCGAGTAGTACTAAGTGTTTTTAACCTTTCTACCTCCATAGCAAAGGGGTAACAATGCTTCATATTCTCCAAAGTGTAATAAACGATTGACGCACGGTATGGGTTGGCTCCGTATTTAGTTATCGGCATTACCCCGTGTATTTCATTTTGCCCATCAAATACCGCGAGGTAGCCATCATCTTGCGCAAGTGCAAAGCCATACTCGGGAAAAACTAAATGCCCTCCTAAAATTGAATTTTTCAAAATTAAAACATTTGACAAGTTGCCCCTAAAGTTACCCGTGTCTTTGTGGTATTTTATAGCGTGGTTCACGTTGATGTTTGCCGTAGCAAAGGGTTGGTTCTCTTTAAGCAGGTAATCTTGATTAACATTTTCAGTTATTGTTTTTAAGTCGTGTGTAAACTGCTCGGGCAGGTGCGTTTTGTAAATATCAGTTAGCACTTGCATAAATGTAAAAAGCCTTTTGGCGTTTAGCCCCTCTTGTTTAGTTTGTGCGCTAAAGCGGCAATAATCATTTCTTAACGGTATTCGGGGCAAGCTTCCAAAGACGCTTGATTGAGTTGGCAGAGCTTTTCTTGTTCGGTATGTTTTAACATATTTCGTTTCTAAAGATGCTTTTCTAATTTCGTTAATTAGGGGGTGGTCTATTTTTAGATAAACCCCTACCTTTTTTCCATCTTTGTAAAATACAGTATCCTCACTTATCAAGGTAGTATAATCTGTTTTCTTAGGGGTTTGTTTAATTAAGTCATCACAAGACCTAATTTTGTTTAGTTCAAAAACTCTCATCTTCCATCAATTTTAATATAACATCACTACTACTGCCTAAGCCGTGCTTTTCTTGTAAACGCTCGAACCACTTTACTACTTTAGCAAAAGTTTCTGCGTCATAAACTAAAAACATACGCTTTAATTCAGAATCCATAAACTTATCTAACTTTGATAATTGGTCTAAGCCTTCATAATCTTGGTTATTTGTAAGGGTATCTTCCAAAAAATAAGGAACACTTAGCCCCCAATCATCTAAGCTTTCAGGTTCCCATTCATTCGCAAGCAAGTCCCAATCCCATTCACCATAGCCTACGTTGTCCTTAATGATGAACTCACCCTTCTGCGCATCGGTAAGGTTGTCAGCTACGATAATAGGCACCTCTTTAAGCCCTGCTGCAATACACGCCTTTAAGCGCATATTTCCTCCAAGCACTACCATATTGCCATCTACTACGATTGGGCGCAGCTCAAGCATCTGTGGGAACTCCTGTATGGACTTTACAAGCTTCTTGAACTTGTCATCCTTTATGATTCTTGGGTTTACGGGGTTTGGTATGATTGTACCGATTGCTGCTCTTTGCATAACTAAATAACTCTTTTTGATAGGTGGTGGTTGTGTGTTGCTTGAAGTCGTTCCTTCCATTCTTTAATGTCCCCGTATGTAACGTGGCAAGCTCGGCATAGAGCCATTAGGTTCTCAATCGTATCAGCAATTTTGCTTCCACCCATCCCACGAGATTCTATGTGGTGGATGTCTACGGCTTGGCCTTGACATACCTCGCAGGGGATGAAGTCAGTTGTGGAGTAGCCCATCCCTTTGAGATAGACCTTTGTGTGGTTCTTCACCTTTGGTAAATCCAACAGTCATCAATGAACCAAGCACGAGGCAGCAGTTCATCAACGGCTTGGATTACTCCCTTCCAATGTTCGTGGTAGTCATCTCCTGCGATGAAGCCTCCCTTCTTTACTTTGGGTAGCCATAGCTTGATGTCCTCCTTTACCGCCTCATAGGTGTGGGTGAGGTCTATGAATACCACGTCTAATGATTCGTTGGCAAACTTCTTTGATGCTGCTTTGGATGTTGCTTTGATGGCCTTGTACTTGCGGTCTCCCATATTCTCCACAAACAGATTGTATATATTCTGCTCCGTTGCAAGTTTATGTGTGGTCGTGAGTTCGTTTGGCGACCCCTTCCAAGTGTCAACGATTGTGATTTGTTGGGATGTTGCTTTGTCGCACAGGTAAGCCGATGACTTACCGAGCCAAGCACCCAACTCCACGAACGTGCCGTCTTCGGGCATATTGGCAAGGAGGTAATCGTATGCTGCTTGGTGGTTGAACCACCCGTCTATTTGTTTACTGGTTTTCATTTTAGGGCGTTGTAGTAGCAAAGGTACTGCTCCACGCAGATAAGTGTGCCTTGCTCGGATGCTGCTTGGGCAAAGGTACCGTCTGCCTCGTAGGTCATCTCAAAGCGTAGGTTGGGCAGGTCGTATGGCTTGAACATATAGCAGGCGGTATCTATGTTGCCGACTCTTGGTTGGTCGGTAGGGCGGAGCCTACCTACTTGCCCCCACGTTACGATAGAACAGTCCAAAGCATTTAGGTTGTTCCACTCCTCAAGGAATTTTGGGTGCAGGATGTTGTCATCATCCAGATAGTACACCCAATCTTCTTTGGTAAAGGAATCAGCATACAAGTCAAGGAACTCATTGCGTAGGGGGTTACCCATATTGCCTGTGCGTGTGGAGTAGTGTGTGACTGATGCGCCTGTTGCTCCCTTGTAGTTGGTAGAGGCATCCATCATCACAACCCACGTTGCGTAGGCAGGGATATGTTGTTTTAGCCTAACGAGGTTATGAGGGCGTGAGCAGGGGGTGACTATGTAAAGCATCGGAGTTCGTTTATCTTATCCATCGTGAAGTCCTGCACATACTCGTATAACGATTCTGTTAGGTCAGCAACTTGGTTGGGGTTTTCTTTTAGCCTCTTGATTGCTCCTGCCCATTCGCTTGGGTGCTTGATGGCAATGCAGTTCTCTTTGGTGATGTAGGGTGAATAGGGTTGCGTGTTGCTCACTATCAGAGCGCACTTGCTGAACCCTGCCTCAAGCATCTTTAGGTGCGACTTGCACTTGGCAAACTCCGATGTCGTAAGCGGTACGAGGCTCACGTCAAAGAACTCGTAGAGTTTGTGGTAGTGTGATGGTGGCATCGTAGGAAGCCTATGGCTTGCCTTCATTATATCTGGGTAACCATCTACCTCTGCCACATACCCTTGATAGCCCTCAAGGTTGATTGTGGACTCTCTTACGTCTGCTGCGTGGTGGTTGCCTCCGATATACCCGAAACGCACTTCTTCGCTTGGCTTTCGCTCTACCTGCCACGTTGCTACGCTGATTGCATTGGGGATGATTCGGATGTTGGTATTGTACTTCTTGACCTTTGAGGCAAGGTGCTTGTTTGTCACCCATACCTCATCTGCTGCTTTCATAGAGCGCACAATGCGAGTTCTCATCTGTTCAACGTACAAGCCTTGCAAGGGGTGCGTAGGAGGCAGCACCCACCAGTCATCATTGTCAACGATTAACTTGATGCCTTCCTTGCGGCAGAGTTTCACGAAGTCATCAAACGGCTCAACTGGGAATGCACGGCTTGCAAAGATGTGAGTGACTTTAGGCCACATCTCGGGGTCAATGTCGGTAATCTTCTCAATGAAAAAGACATCGGCATCCTTGTGGCATATCAATGGTGCAAATGTCCTGTGGTGTGATACTCCAGAGTTCTGCTTGTGAAAGGCAAGCACAAAGGGTCTAATCATACGCTCGCCTCTTGGTCTTTGAACCATTGCGCCATCGCTTTGCGGTCTAAATACTTTACCCACATCCGAGCAGCTACTGCTCTACGTTGGGGCTTGAACGGGTAGGTGCTACGGAGCTGCGCCATCGCTATCCTCATAAATTGGTCTTGCATTATTCTTTGGTATTTGAGGTGTTGCAAAAAATGCAACGATTGGTTTTATGTTAAAGTTTGGTGTTCCAATAGTATTCACATTGCCCGTTCTTGATTGGTACTCCAAAGAAAAACGATTGATACATTCCCGTTGGGGCGGTAAAGCGGTAGCAGGTTTCTTTGAGGGCGCAGCCCTCTCCTGTGCATTTAGTTATATCGGTCATAAAGTTCCTACTATTGTGTACGAGTCCAAGTCCTCACCCAAGATAAAGAACTGCTTGTACATTTCAATAGCCTCTAAAGTCTTGCGCTCTCCCTCTGCCACAAACTCGGGGCTTACAGAGTAGATGCCTATGTCAAGGCTTGCCTTGTCAATAGCGATAAAGTAAAACTTGTCTATCGGAACTCCAAAGAGTCGGGTGTAGATAAACGCCTGCACATCGTACCCATATTTCTTTGCAGAATAAGGGAATGCTCGTAGGTCGGTTGTTGTTTTTAAGTCAGCCAAGAATCCATCAGCATAGATGTCAGCCTTCGCCCTAAAGGGCAGGCCGCCAATCATACCAATCTTCGGCACCTCAAACTCGCAGCCTGTGATAAGCCCAAGCACGTTCTCATTGCGCAGGAGCGCATCAGAAATGCGTTGCGCCTCGTTGTACTCCTTACGAGTGCATAGGTTACGCTTGCCCTTTGCATCCTGCCACGCCTTTGCGTTCTTGCTCTGTACTTCAATGACCTCGTAGTCTGCTACCTTGTGAGGCTCAAGAGCCATAAGGTGAACGAGTCTGCCTACCGCAAACGCATCGGAGTCCTCGCTGCCATACTTCGTGACGTAGTGATACGTCTTGGGTGATGTAAGCAGCAGCTTGCAAGCAGAGGAGGACAGGGCGTTCTTGCCGAGTACCCCGTAGTAAAAGTCATCATCGTGCATCTTCTCAAGGACTGTCTCCATATCCCAAGTGCTGCCATCTAAAAGTTCTATGATTTTCATTTTGTTTCTGTTTTGAATGTTGCTTCATACCATTGGTCAAAGGGAACACGAAGCAGGGCATCGTGGTAGGCTATACGCAAGGTAACTTTCTCAATGGTTTCTATGTCTTTGAGGATTGATTCAGGTATGTCTACCGACTTCAGCTCTCGGAGTAGTTGGGATATAGTTTGGTATTTCATTTGATTGGTTTTATTTTTCATTAAATTTTTTAAGCATATATTCTTCGTACCGACTGCAGTAGTATTTCATTGCATCGTAGTAATCTTCGTGCATTGGGAAGTCAATTAAAAACTCCTCAGTAGCATCTTCCCCTGCCCTATGCCCATCAAAGTGCAGTAGGACTGCAAGGTGGTCGGCATTGTACCCGTATGAAAATATGGTAGCAGGCTCAATGTATATCATTTCTTTTTTCATTCTTCTGATGCTACTTGAGTTGCCCAATTCATCCACTTGATGTAGATGTCATCGGCAAGGTTTGGTATATCCCTGTAAATGGATGTGGTAGGGTATGCGGTGGTGTTGGTATAGCCATCCTCGTTGTATGACTCCTCTATGTATGTGATTTGCATCTCGTACTCGTAGAAGTCAGCAACGTGGGCAAAGCCGAGCCACTTGGCAAGAATCTCATCGGAGTTCTTGTTGTCGGGGTCGTAATCCTCAAGCGCATCCCAGTAAGACTGCGGTAGTAGGTCGGCATCTTCAAGCCA